AACCTTCACCGCCTCGCGCTCAGCCTTCTTAGCGGCATGAAACGCGGCCCATCCTGTCCATGTTGGATCGTCGGTTAATCGGGGTTTTGTCTGGCGGATTTGGTTCATGCTGCAAGTTCCTCTTTTGTCGGCATTTCGCCCCATTCAGGACGCCAACTGCCCGTGTGTCGATAGGCTCTGATCAGGGTTGCACGGTCAGCTTTCGGACTGTCTGCCGGGAAAAAGGCTCTATGTTTTCCGTCCCTAAGCCATCGTTCCATTGCCGGGACAAACTCACGGTCACGGTCTTTCAGGTTTTGCTCAAACGCTTCTATGGCTTGGCTAAGGTTGGATTGCTCAGCGGGTGGGAGTTTCCGGAATTGTTCAAGCGCTTTGGATTTCGACATGCGTGTTTTGACATGTGGATAGGCCGACCAGCAATCCTCGAAATAAGTGTCTTTGACCTCCATTTTTGTTTGTTTTTTATATTCTTCTTTATCTGGTTCTTTATAGTCGCGCGAATGGTTATTCGGTGGTTTTTTTATCTCTTTGTTTTTATTGCCATTTGTTCTATTTTCGGATTGCTTATCTTGATATTTTTTCGTTTCTTCGAGAAGATAATTAGCTCTAAAGTTCGATATAACTCCATCATGAATTGATAACTTTCCCTTTTCAACAAGAGATAATTTTATTTTTGACCACATGCGAACACTACACCCCAATTGCCCTGCAATGTATCTGGGATCATCAGGAAGGCTGCCGTCACGCATGTAAATTAGGTCAAGAACTATGCCGTAAGCCCCCTTTTCCTCGAAGGAAAGGCCTATAATTCCCTCTAAAAAATCACGTGGGAAACGCTTGTAATACGGAAGGCTCATGAAAGGCTCTCCGTAATAAGGGCTTCTACCTTTTCAGGCTGCACCATAAATAATTCAGGGTGTATGGACTGGTCTCTGAAATGGCGCTTTACTAAAGCCTCAACACGAAAAGCTTCTTCCCGGCTAGCTGCCAAATGTTTCGAATGAAATTGATATCCGCTATGGTTTGAATATCTGCCAGACGCATTAAATCGTCTCTTTTCGGGGTTTATTGACACCCCAACTTTTGCGTATGTTTTTCCATTAAATCGCTCTTGCCTGTATACATAAACGTAATGAGGGCGATCTTCTGCTGTCATAGTAAAAATATCCTTTGGAGAGACCAGACAGCTGACAATTGCCGCGTGGTCTTACAGAACTAAGAAAGGCTCTGCCTGATCTCACCAAAGGATATCATAGCTAAGCCACGTCATTGCGCTTGTCAGGGCGCGGAAACACTATAGCACAACCTTCTATTCAGAAACAAGTCTTCCGTCTCCGTATGGCGGCTCGTTCAGCACAATGTCATAGCCAAGACTGGCGTACATCTGATCATCACCCACTTCTCCTCCACGGTTCTTTGCGCAGATAACGACCATAACATGTTGTAGTTCGTCGCATTTCCTTGACCAGCCTTCCATTTTTGACTGATCTTTCGGAGGATCATTCTTGAGATAGTAATATTCGCGATAGGGAAAGAGGATCGCGTTAGCATCTTGTTCAATGCCGCCCGAATCGCGAAGGTCAGACATCATCGGGCGCTTATTGTCACGCATTTCGACGCCACGATTGAGCTGTGACAGCAGGACAATGCAAACCTGGGCCTCGCCAGCAATGCGTTTCAGTTCTGCCGTGGCCTCTGCAATGATCTTCGCATCCGTCTTGCCTCGCTCGGATGGCATCTGCATAAGCTGGAGATAGTCGATAAATACAGCTCCAACCTCTCGTTTAGCCTTAAGTTTCCAAATGATCCTGCGCACGTCATCAACACTGATGCGTTTACGGTCGCAAATAAGGAGATTTTTCGGAAGGCTTTCGCGGTGAACACCTAAGCGATTAACGATTGCCGTGTTAGGTCGCTTTAAATCGCGATACAGGATATAATCGCCACGCATGTAGGCATGTGCTGAAAGCTGGCGAGCGCTAAGTTCTGATGCGTCCATTTCCAGATTGAAGAACACGAAGGTCTGATCTGGGTTTAATCGCGCAACACCATACGAGAGATTATCGGCAAGCGCGGTCTTACCCATCGCGGGGCGTCCACCGATAACTACCAGATGGCCGCGCTGGAAGCCTCCTAAGCGGTCATCAATGCATTTGAGGCCGCAGAGCATACCAAGACCCTTTCCGGTCTCTGCCGCGCCCTGAGAGGCTTTCAGGAGGGTTTCAGCCGCGTCTTGCGCATCAACAAATCCGTCATCAGTGCCATTGGCTAATTCTATGGCATCAAACTGCTTGCGAAGATATGCGAAAACTTCTGACGCGCTCGTAGCCTTATCAATGCCATGCGTGGCGTCAGATATGGCGCGTATTTGCCATGCGTTTATGATTGATGAGGCATATTGCCCGCAATGTTCAACCGGCCCGCATTTGTCGCAAAGTTGAAAAAGGTAATCATCGCCAAAGCGGCTTAACGCGTCTCCCAAAAGAGGACGCATGATAGCAATATCGATTTTCCTGCCAGCCTTAGCCACGTCAAGGCATATCTCCCATATACGGGCGTGTGCAGGCTCGGCAAAATGTTCAGGCTTAACGTGTTCGACCAATGGCATAATGCTGTCGTCAAACAGCGCCATGCCGATAAGTTGCTGCTCAGACTCAATCGCGATCATTGTGCGTCCTCAGCCAAGCGGGAATGCTTACGCGAAAGGGCGGCTAACTCACGCTTTAGGCCCGGATCATCATTTACACTAAATGCCAGCCGCGAAAAAAACACAGCGCGTTGCATGTGTTCTGTGGCTGAAATTGTCTCTTGAAATTCGGATGAATTTTCAGTATCGTGTTGCATAGTAGCGGCTTTTCCCTTTCAGCCGTGAATCGGGTGGCTTGAGACGACCGCCAAGTAGTCTCGCCACCCACCCAACTTAGCATAAATTTACATTAGCGCAAACGGAAACAGATAATCGTTTGATTGTCATGCTGTCTCGTGCGCAGAGCATTCTGCCTCAAGGATAGCGTAACCTATGAGTTCGGGGATAGCTGGGTCTAAAGAGTTTCCAAGGGCTTCAATTCTGTCCACCCAATCGGAACGCCTGACATCACCTCTGCGAACGAGGGGTTGAGGCCAACTATTTCCTCCGAATGGATTAGCGAAGACATGCGGCAAATCCTTCTGGCGACACGGCCTCCCTTGTCCAACCTGGCTAAAGTCGAAGCTTTGGAAAAATCTTTGCTTTCCGTTTTTGGAAGGGTAGGCAATAATCCATACTCTGTCTCGGTTTTGAAGCGAGCCAACTCTGGAAGCTGGTATAGTATGCCAGATTGCATCATACCCGATCTGGGCAAGCTCTTTGAGAACTCGCAAGAGTCCGTCTCTAAGAAGCTCTCGGACGTTTTCCAAAATGACATATCTTGGCTTAAATATGCCAATAAGTCGGTGTATTTCTGACCAAAGGCCTGATCTTTCGCCGTCAATTCCAAGGCGTTTCCCCCAGACCCCATTGGCGATTGAAATGTCCTGGCACGGAAACCCCCCGCAGATGACATCAACGGCAATTCCATCGGCAGCAAGTCGCTCTCCGGTGAGGGTTCTAACGTCTTCGTAACAAGGGACATGGGGCCAATGCTCTGCTAAAACTTTGCGGGGGAAGGGTTCAATTTCACAGAAGGCGACGGTTTCAAAGCCACCTGTGCGTTCAAGGCCAAGGCTGAAGCCACCTAAACCACTAAAAAGATCAAGGACACGCAACTTTTCCATCATCGTGCCCTCACCACATGCACATCAAGGCCATGCAGATGCTTGACAAGCCTTCTCTTTAACCGTGATACAGGCGTATCAAATCCTTTTAGATCCTCCAAACGTAACTCGCCCTTATCTGTGACATACTGAAAATCCACCACGTACTTAACGGCTGATGCTCGTTTCTCGCCAGCAAGTTTTATTGGTGGGCAAAGTTCATAGCGTACTTGGCGCTTTAGATCGCTGATAAGGCCGTTTTCCTGCATCAAACAGAGTTGCACCCACCGTTTGAGTTCGCCTTTGGAATCGAACGTAACGCCCTCAACCTTGGTTTTGATATTGCGGTATTTGGATTTGGGAGGGGGTAGGGTTGAGCGGAGAATGTCGCGCGTCATTCAGCCGTTCCAATAAGATCAAGCGTAGCGCTGTTTTCCTCGGCGTCGATCAGGTTTTTGACGGCTTGGCGGTAATATTCAGGCTTGAGTTCAGTACCGATAAATTTCCGGCCAGCCTTGAGCGCGGCCCATCCCTCAGAGCCGATTCCGGTGAAAGGCGAAAACACCACGTCACCGGCATTCGACCAAAGATAAATGCAACGCTCAATCAGGTCGAGTTGCAGTGGGCAAAGGTGACGCTCATCTTTGTCAGATCGCGCAACCTTGACATTCAGAACGTTGGTTTGGTCAATGTCCATCCAAACAGGAGAGGCCCACTTCTGCCAAGTATCGACGGGGAATTGGCGGCGATCCTGCGCTACCTTATCGGCTTGGCTTTCGTCTTCAGGCGTCTTACGGAACACCAGAACATAATCAGCCATACCCTGACGGCTGCGGGTGCTATCGGTCTGAATTTGCTTATATAGCAAGCCAAGCGCCTTTGTGCGCTGCATTTCGACGACAGGATCTTTCCAAATCGTGATGCGGCTGTGAAAGGTCCATCCCTCCTGCTCATGAACGCGCACAATGTCAGCCGGGAAGTCATAAAGCCCAACGCTGCCATGCATCGACTTTGTTCGCGGAAGATCGGAGCAATGGACGCAAGTCAATCGCCCCGGCTTCGTCGCACGATAGATTTCGCGCACGATATAGCGGTACTGCTCAATAAATTCCGCCTCATCTTTGACATTTCCCATGTCGCGGTCAATGTCAGAGTAAACGAAAAGCTGAGCAAAAGGCGGCGAATAAACGCTTATGCCAATGCTGTTTTCAGGAAGGTCCGCAGCAAATTCAACGCAATCAGAATTATAGACGGAGAAATTTTTGCCAGCGTACTGCGCCATGATATTGTTCATGCTGATAACCAAGCCGGAAGGCTCGCCTCTAATTTCGGTGAATAGGTCTGCGTTTCGCTTTCAATGCGCATCGCTCGGCGCATCGCGCTTACCATTTCGGATTTCATCTTATCGTGATCGCCAGCTTTACGTGCGACAACGCTATGGATATTGGCCTCGGTGTCGGCGCAAACGACATGCACATTGACTGGCTTCGTCTGGCCAAACCGATAGCAACGACGGACGGCCTGATAATAATTCTCATAAGAGAATGAGAGGCCGACAAACGCCATGTTGTTGCAGTGCTGCCAGTTAAGCCCGTACCCAGCTAGGCCGGGCTTTGTGATGATCACGCGCTCTTGCCTGGTCGAAAAGGCGATAAGTTTCGCCTCTTTTTCGTCCGGAGACATTGATCCCCTGACCTCAATCGCCCCAGGTATCGCACGGCATAGTTCATCCTGCTCATAGTCTGTGTCGCACCACACAATCCAAGGCGACCGCGTATCGCCCTGCAGAACATCAACGATCTTGCTGACACGTTCAGACAGGCTTTTGCGCTTTTCGGTATGGATCGACGTTGCAGACGTATCCGGCATACGGAACAATAAGCCTTGGCCATCCTTTTCAGTCTGCCCGTCAGCATCTCGACCAATCGCAACGATGTGCGTGTGCTCATTGAGGTCTGGCAGGATATAGCCATCATCGCTAAACCCAACGTCAGAAGGCTTTGAAATACACCTTGACCATGACGCTACCCATTCCCAGAAATGCTTTACGGCGTGGCCCTTCATGCGCCAGTTGCCGGTGTCAGCGCTATCGTGAAGAAAAAACCGTGTGAGCATCTGGGTTGACGAAAGCGCGCCCAAAAACTCTGAGTGATTTCCGAGTTCGACGTGATCATTCGGCGCAGGCGTGGCCGTGCAAGCCACGCGAAACGGCGTCTGGTTGAATGTTTCAATTAAGCCGCGTGAGGTCTTACCCATCATCGCTTTAAGGATTGAACTTTCATCAAGGATGATGCCGCCGAACATGGCGGGATCAAAAAGATGAACGCGCTCGTAGTTCGTGATGTACACGCGAGGCGTCGTTATCTGGTCTGGCGTTCTTATAGCCTTTGCGTCTATCCCAAATTTATCAGCCTCACACTCGTGTTGCGCAGAAACCGCAAGGGGAGCCAGCATCAAAACAGGCTTATTCGTATACTCGACTATGACGCGGCCATATTCTAGTGCGCAGAATGATTTTCCGAGGCCGGTGTCAAGGAACAGTCCAGCCCTCCCGCGCTCCAACGCAAAGGCGGTAGAGTGCTCCTGATGCGGCTTAAGCAGGGAATTAAGCGCAGGCACCTTTATGCCAGACGGTTGAAACTCAACACGCTTTGCTGAGATTAGGTTTCTATAAGCTTGCAGGTTTTCTATCACGCTGCACCCCTCATGTTTTGCTTGTCAAGTGCATCTTTAACGCGGTTTACGCCGTAACAGATCGTCGTATGGTCTCGATTCATAGCGCGCCCAATCTGGGGATATGACCAGCCGCAGTTATGCAAAAGCCAGAAAATAGCCCAGCGTTGCGCTACATCCGTTTTAAGCCGACGCTCGCCACGAACCACATGCACATCAGCCCCGACGATCTCAACGGCCCACGCAAACCGTTCTGTCGCGTCACGGGCTTTCAGCTTCTTCAACTGGCCAAGCCAAAGCGGCAATTGTGCCGTATCTAAATGTTCTATTGCGAATCCCATTTTTCCCTCAATCCCTAATGCCGATCAAGCGGCGCGCTTAACGAACATCCATTTGCGGCATTCTTTGCAGTATTTTGATTCGCGATACACTGGCTCTCCGCAGTACAACAGGCCGCTTGATGTTTCTCCGGTCAAACCACGGCATTTTCCCACCCGCAAATCAGCCCACAGAACGCCAGTGTTGGTGTAATGGTCTTCCAGTGCAGCAATGTGCCTATTGCCCCTGTCAGAGGCTTTCTGGCGCTCATCCGGGCTGCTAAAGTAGGTCATGCCGGTGATGCGGCTTACCTTGGCTTTTTGCGTGGCGGTTTCAGACATAATGTGGTTGCGCTTTTCAAGGTCATGGCCTTGTTTGCGTAAGCGTCTCAGTCTGGCGGTAATGCTCCCCGGCGTGGCATCAAGCAAAATGGAAATCTCGAATGTGCTTTTACCTTCGCGCCACATGTCCATCAAAGCTTGCGTTCGCTCTGGCGTCCACGGAGATACGAAATTTCCAGTTTCCGCCAATCTGATTTTAGCGTCTTGAATCCGATCAGACATTGTATATTTCCTGAATTTAACGCCGGTTTGTTCAAGTCTGAATTTCCGACCAGCGATGGAATTTTTGGTTTTTCCTAATGCTGTGGCGATCTCAGAAAATGCGCATCCTCGGTTCCACATGGTTGCAAGGATCGTGTCTTGCTCTCGTGACCAACCTCTCATTTATGGATGGCCTTTTCATAGCGTGATGCGGCAATGTCGGCCTTGAGCGCGGCGTTGGTGATAGCCTTTTTTGAGACAAATCGGCCCTTGGCGTCACGTGGTTGCTTGCGCATGTATTGAGACCAGTCGGATTCGATCTCGCGCTTGACCTGATCGTCGGATTTCCAGCGAAGGTAGGAATAGATGAAAAGGAACAGTGCAATTGCACCAAACCATCCGCTGATGAATATGGCGAGGTCGTGGAGGGATTGAGCGCTCATCGTGCGGTTTCCTTCTGCGGAGATTTCACGCGGCGCGGGCCTTCAGGTGCTTTGGGAGAGACTGCATCAAGCATGTCTTGGAACATGGCCTGACGAGCTGAGATGCGGTCTTTTTCGGCTTGGTTGTCGTGGAGGCGATAAGCGACAACATGATATTCTCTAATAGGTTCCGACCAATCCCAAAGCTCAACTGTAGCCCTTATGGCAAGTCCTTCCCAAAGAAATCCGCCTCGTTGCAAAACATCCAAAACAGTACCCTTCGGAAAAGGGCACCCACTACCATCATGCTTAATCCAATCGCTCATTGCCCGTCTCCCGCACAACCGACCATGCTTTGCAGAGCGCTGAAGCCTAACCGGGATTGCCGCATGGCCTGATCGCGATAGTGCAACGATGTGCAGCACGGATCGCTCACCGGCTTTTCATGTCGCATGGCGATAAGCTGTGATAGTGTTTTACGTTCTGTTTTCATTTCCATATCCCCTGTGAGGGTTGATGATGCCCCTGAAAAAGCCGCAGGATTAGCGCTCGAACATGCCAATCCTGCGGAGTTTCACAGGGGGAGGTGCCAGTTACAGCGACTGGCGGCGCGCACACCATGTCAACTTGACGAGGTGGATTGCTGTTCTGTTTCCAAAAGCGCCTTTAAGCTGGCTTTACGAGGATAAGCCTGCATAAGTTCCGGCCATACGCGGCGCGGTATACTTCCACGGCTGATCCACACATTGATCATGTTAGGCGTAACGCCGGTGACTTGTGCGACCTTCTCAGGCTTGCCAAGGCTTTTCAGAAATTCAGAGACGTTTTTCATAGCATCATATTGCCACTGGGTTTTTATGTGCGCAAGAAATAAATTTTGCATCATGCAATTTTTTATGTTGACGAGTTTATTGCACCGTGCAATTGTTGGGCAACAAAGGAGAGCAGATATGCAAGCGATCAAAGGCTTTGATGCCGATCTGAAATGCCGTGGATTTCAATTTGAGGTCGGAAAAACTTATACCCATGATGGAAATGTTATTCCGTGCAAAAGTGGATTCCATGCGATTAAAAATGATGCACATCCTCTGAGTGTGTTTCAATATTATCCAGCATCCGGTTCTCGTTTCTGTATCGTTGAACTTTCTGGCGACGTGCAATCTGATGATGGCGTTAAAGTGGCTGCTCAAATCCTAAATGTTCAACGTGAAATTGGGCTGCATGATTTGGCCGATGAAGCTGTCAAATGGGTAATGGCGAGAACAAAATCATGTGGCGCGGCCAGCAATAGCGGCACCCGAGGCGCGGCCAGCAATAGCGGCGACTATGGCGCGGCCAGCAATAGCGGCACCCAAGGCGCGGCCA